TGCGCTGCCAGGAAAGTACGCGCTGACAAGGCGCAGGAGCGGGTCACGACCAAGGCCCGTCGGGAGGCCGCAAAGCCGCGCGCAAAGTGGCTGGCCGAATGCCAGGCCATCGTTAACAAGATGGTGCGCCTGCGTGACGCCGACCGCGGCTGCATTTCCTGCGACCGGCCTGCGTCCTGGGGTGGGCAGTGGCATGCATCGCATCTGCGCAGCGTCGGGGCGGCGTCGGCGGTGCGGTTCCACCTCTGGAACATCCACAAGGGCTGCAGCATCTGCAACAACCATCTGAGCGGGAACATTGCCGAATACCTGCCGCGCGTCCGGGCGCGGATCGGTGATGAAAAGGTGGACTGGCTGTACGCGCAGAACGATCTGGTGCGGCATGACGTGGCCTATCTGGCGCGGTTCAAGGCGGTGATGGGGAAACGGTTGAAGCGTATGGAGAAGGCAGCATGATCCAGATCCGCTGCATCAACGCCCAGCAGGCCCACGCCGCCATGACTGCCCAGCTCTGGCCCGCCATCAAGGGCCGATTGCTTGCCGGTGGCCGTCCACTGACCGTCGAGGTCCGCGAAGAAAAGCGCAGCGACGCAGAAAACCGCCTGTTGCACGCCTTGCTGGGTCACATCAGCAAAACGCAGGAGTGGGCCGGCAAGAAGCGCGACATCGAGACATGGAAGCGCTTGCTGACCGCTGCATGGTGCCGGGCCATCGGGGAACAGGTGGAGTTACTGCCCGCGCTCGATGGGCATGGCGTGGACATCGTGTTTCGCAGGACATCGCAACTGACCCGAAAGGAATGTGCCGATCTGATCGAGTTCATCTTTGCGTGGGCGGCAGAGCACGGCATCGAGTTTCCAGAGCATCGCCGAGAGGTGATTGATTTGGAGACAGGGGAAATCATGGGGGTTGCATGAAAACCGTCGCCGTTCTGTTTGCGCGCGCCGACAGCGTTTACAAGACCCTGCCCGGTGTCGATGTGTGGGACGAGGCCAGGGATGCCCGGCAGTGGCCCGGCGGTGCTCCGGTGGTGGCGCATCCACCTTGCCGCGCCTGGGGTAGGCTGCGCGCCTTCGCAAACCCGGCGCCGCACGAAAAGGACCTTGCGAGGTTCGCAGTTGCCAGGATTCGCGAGTTCGGTGGAGTGCTGGAGCATCCGGCCGGGTCAACCCTTTGGGCGGATCAGGGGTTGCCCGTTCCTGGCCTTACCGACGAGTTCGGCGGGTGGACGCTGCCCGCGCCGCAGAAGTGGTGGGGGCACAAGGCAGAAAAGGCGAGCTGGTTCTACATCGTCGGTTGCGAGCCGTCCGACATTCCGGATATTCCCCTGGTCCTGGGCGATGCCCGGTATGTGGTGCAGAGCAGGAAGCGCCACGACTACCGACCACACATCACCAAAGCAGAACGTGAACACACCCCGCCCGAGCTGTCCGCGTGGCTTGTCGAACTGGCGCGGCGGTGCAAAGTGAGTGAGTTCGCATGACCTCCCACTACGAGCGCATAGGCAAGACCATCACCGGCAAAGACGCCGACCGCATGTGTCTCAAGAAAAAGCAGTTCGACACCAGAACAGCGGCCAGGGACTTCGCCATCAGGGGCCAGAAGCGATACCAGAACGCCCCGATGACCGCCTACAAGTGCGCCATCTGCGGGAAGTGGCACAACAGCCAGCTCAACAACACGGACGGCAACATGGCCCGGCGCCGTGTCATGCAAAGGAATGTCAAGTGACCGCAGGAATCAACACAACACCGCGCATCGGGGCACTGCGGTTCGTGCGCAAGTCCATGGACGCCGAGTTGATCCCCATTGGGGCGACCATCAAAACCCCACTGGGCATGCTGGCCATCGTGGAGGGGTATCGCGGCTATCGCAGGGGGCACCGGGTCTGGCTGGTGTGCCGGTACTGCAAGCCCAGAAACAAGGCGTTCGATGTGGTGCAGGTGCTGCCTGAACTTGTGGAGGTGGTGCGTGGGTAGACCATCCAAGCTGACGGACGCCCAATGGTCCGAGATCCAGCGGCGGTTACTCGCAGGCGAGAAACAGGCGGCACTTGCACGCGAGTTCGGCATATCCAAGGCGGCATTGGGTGAGCGAGTTTCGAAACGTACGGAAACGATCCGTACTGTGGCGAAAGACATCGTAAGGGCTGAAATAGCCTTACACAAGCTCCCTGTTTCCGAACAATTCATGGCCGTGACGCTGGCCGAGGAACTGAAAGCCATATCGGGGCACCTTGCAGGGGCTGCGCGGTTCAGTGCTGCCACCTCGCACCGGCTGGCCGGCATTGCGAATGCCAGGGTGCAGGAGGTTGATGACGTCAACCTGACAGATGAATCCGAATTGACGCTCAAGAGCCTTGCTGTGCTGCAGCGCATGGCAAACGATGCCAGCGTGATCCCGTTGAACCTGCTGGCGGCCAACAAGGCCCTGGTGGAGCGCAACAACGCGCCGAGTGAGGATGAAGGCGGCCCGGCATCCGGCGTGCTTGTGGTCCCCGGCGTGATCGATAACCCGTCCGCATGGACGAAATTGGTGCAGAAGGCACCGCAACAGAAGGAGTGACGGGTATGACGCCTGACAAACTATTCATGGTTTTCGATGTTGAAAGCATCGGCCTGCATGGCGAAGGCTTTGCCGTGGCGTGGGTTGTGGTTAACCGTGCTGGGGAGCGGTTGGACGAAGGTTGCATGGCTTGCCACCCTGTCGATTGCGCCGGGAATGCTGAAAGCCGCCTGTGGGTTGCCGAGAACGTGCCGCCGCTGAAGGCGACAAGTCCGACAAAGCAACACCTACGCAATGCGTTTTGGCACGAGTGGAGACGATGGGCCGACAAGGGCGCGGTGTTGGTGGCCGACTGCGCATGGCCTGTGGAGGCGAACTTCCTGAGTGCCTGCGTGAAGCTGAACCACGCAGAGCGGGAGTGGCAAGGCCCATACCCGCTGCATGATCTGGCAAGCATTCTGCTGGCGACTGGAGCCGATGCGCTGGCCGTTACCGAGCGATTGCCGGATGAACTTCCGGCGCATCACCCTCTGATGGATGCCCGCCAGTCTGCGCGGCAATTGGTCGAGGCCCTGGCTAGAGGACCGAAAGCATGACCGACGACCCAAAACCAATGCCACCTTTGACCGAGCGCGACAAGATGCTGGCCAACTACTACGCGCAGCAACTGCGCAAGCGCATCGATCTGGCCCGGGTGCGCTCGCCTGCTGGTCTGGCGCGGTTGTTCCCGGGACTGCGCAAGAAGTGACGACCGTATGGGCGCCCCATCCCGGCAGCCAGGTCCAGTTCCTGACGTGCCCCATATTCGAATGCCTGCTGGAGGGCACGCGGGGCGGTGGCAAGACCGCTGCGCTGCTGATGTCGTTCGCCCAATACGTGGGGTGCGGCTTCGGCCAGGCGTGGCGTGGCGTCCTGTTCCGGGAGACTTACCCACAGCTTGCCGACGTGGCCACCAAGAGCAAGCAGTGGTTTCGCCTGTTCTTCCCGGGTGCCAAGTTCAATGAGTCGACATACACGTGGAAATTCCCGGATGGCGAGGAATTGCTCCTGCGCCAGGGCGTCAAGGAGGATGACTATTGGGACTATCACGGTCACGAATACCCATGGCTTGGATTCGAGGAACTGACCAACTGGCGATCCCTGGCCTTCTACGAAATGATGCATTCGTGCTGCCGGTCGAGCCAGCCGGGCATGCCGCGCATGGTCAGGGGCACGACGAACCCCTACGGCCGGGGCCATGCCGCGGTCAAGGAGCGGTTCCAGCTTGGCACCGGTGGCGTGGCGCCCGGGACCATCATCAAGGACACATCAGGCCGGGAGCGCACGCACGTTCACAGCGACATCATGGAGAACCTGACGCTGATTGCCAGTGATGAGGGCTATCTCGCAACCCTGGACGGCATCAAGGACGCGAACCGCAAGAAGGCATGGCGGTACGGGTCATGGGACATCAACGTAGGCGCATTCCTGGCCGATGCGTGGGATCCTGAGAAACACATCGTCAAGCCCTTTCCGATCCCGGCGAACTGGAATATCTGGATGGCGATGGACTGGGGCTACGCCAAGCCCTACGCGATCGGCTGGTTCGCCAAAGACCCCGAGGGCAAAACCTATATGTGGCGCGAGCTCTACGGCATCGCCACGGACGACGACGGCAAGCCCATGGCCAACGTGGGCACCAAGGAAACCCCGGACAAGGTGGCAAAGCGGATCATTGCCCGGGAAGCGCACGACGAGCGGGTCGGCTACGACATCAGCCTGCGGATCACCGGGCCGGATGCCTTCGCTCGCGGTGGCAGCCAGTACGGCACCCAGATCACGCACGCGCAGACGATGCGCCGGCACGGCCTCAAGTTCCGTCCATGGTGGGCAGGGCCTGGCAGTCGCAAAGCTGGCGCGATGCTGGTCAAGCAGACCCTGGAGCAGGACGAACTGGCCTTCTTCGACACCTGCGTGCACGCGATCCGCACGGTGCCGACCCTGAACCCGGACCCGGACGACCCTGATGACGTGGCAACGGACGAGGAAGATCACTGCTTTTCAGCGGAGACGCTGGTACTCACGCAGCGCGGCGATGTGCCGATCTGCGATGTCCTGGCAGGCGATATGGTGCTGAACCACGAAGGCCGGTGGGTTGCCACGCTCGGGGCAAGGCTCACGCGCCGCAATGCGCAAGTGATCAGGATGACCATCGCCAATGGGCGCGACATTGTTTGCACGCCAGATCACAGATTTTTCATGGCGGGGAACACTTTCTGGCGTGCAAGGGATCTTCTGGACATAAATTGTTATGGCTTGTTGGAGGAACACACATGCAAGTCAACATCATCAGCGACACCATTCAAGAATTCGACGGCGTTCGGTACTACCGATGCGGGCCATATTTCCAGCGCAAAGGAGTCAGGTTGCACCGGACAGTGTGGGAGCGCGTCAACGGACGCAAAGTGCCAGGCGGCTTCGAGGTTCACCATGCCGACGAGGACCGTACCAACAACCAGCCCGGGAATCTTGACCTTCTGGCGGCACCTGTTCATCGAAGGATTCACGGCGAAGGCAAGGGCATTCCTGTCCACATTCAAGAGCTTGGGCGAGAGGCCGCAAAGGCATGGCATGCCAGCGATGAAGGTCGAGCCTGGCACAAAGACCACTTTGAGAAAAATGTGCGCCAGTCCCTGCACGAACGAGTCATGCACTCATGCGGATGTTGCGGAAAGCAGTTCGAAGGCCCGAAGCATGCCAAGTATTGCGGGCAATCCTGCGGGCGCAAGCATCGACGCGAAACCGGCGCGGATCAAGTCATCAAGCCCTGTGAGCACTGCGGCGTCGATTTCAGTTCCAGTCGCCAGGATTACATCAGGTTTTGCTGCCGCTCCTGCGCTACAAAGCACTGGCGCGCTGCGCGTGGTACGGATCGAGTCAGAGACGGCGACGGATGTGTGGTGCCTGTCAGTTCCTGATGGCGAAACCTTCACCCTTTCTGCCGGGCCTGTCGTTCATAACTGCTTCGACATGCTCAAGGCGGCATTGATGCGACGGACGAGCACGCCACCGGGCGAGGAGGAATCATTTTCTGGCGATTACAACGCTGGCGGGGCGCATATTCAGCCCGACGGCAGCCACCGAATCGACAGGATCCAGCGATGA